AATATCTAGCAGAGCTGGGTAATAATGCGCCAGCTCTCTGGTAGATTTTTTGGCCTGCCGGCGGCAAAAAAAAATTTACTTTGGCCTTCGGCCAATTTTAGTAGATTCGCCCTTGTGGTCGGATTCGTCTTTTGTGGACGTTGGACACGGGTCGTGAGGGGGCTAGTAATAGATCGTGTGATACATGTAATAGTCACTTAAGATTGACCTAATAGTTTACGGCCTTGGAATACGGCGGTATAGTCTACTGTAACACGGACGTTAAATGAGGTATCTATTGTGTCAATGAAGGGTGCAGCGAAGATTTTGTAATATGCTAGGGCACTTGGACTGAGGTTTATTTGACCCCATAGGGTGCCTTCGTCTCTCATATTTCCTGCATTGTCGTTGATACTCTTAAGATGAAAGAATTTCTTGGCGCCAAATTTATGGGTCACCTGTGAAAACGGAGCGCCGTTCATTTGATTACCGGTATAGCGCCATTTCGTTCGATTACGCTCCAGAATGCCTTCGTTGGTTTGACTGGCAGTAGTATCTTGGACTGACTCTTGATCGGTATTGTTCCTTAGAGCGACGCCTACTATAGAGAGACCGTTCTTTTGATCGTTGTTATTTGGTACAGTGTTGGCAAATGCGACGTTGATTTTGGAGCCTACGACGCAGAACCTTTCGTAGAGCATCATCAACTGGTCAAACCCCATAGGTTTGTGTGCGCCAGAACCTGATGAAGGTGAGACTAAATCGTTGGCGCGTACGATTAAATTGGCGGTTCCACCCGAACCGGGGTTCATAACGGTTGTAAAACAGTATCTAAGTCTGACCATCTTTGTATCGGGGGTAATCGTACGGGGAATAAAGCGGCGGCGACGGCGTCTGAAGCGGAGGCGCCCGAGAGCACGCGTGGGGCGACGTGCGACGGCTCTTCGGGCGCGAGTTCGTCGGACGGGAGTTACCATAACTAAAGGTCTCTTGGCCATATTTTTTTTTTGGGGTGCTTTGTATATAGGAAATATTTTTTTTAATGTGAGAGAAATCGCATTTCTTCTGGGAGATCGACTCTTTCTGGATCCTCATCAAGGTTTATGATTTCATCTATTCGCCTTAATAATTGCTGCATGTTTTCGTCGTGATGCGCAAATGTTTCCTGAGGGGAATGCGTTGTAGTTAATACTATGTAGGTAGGTTTAAAGGTGACTGTAGCTCCTTTTTGTTGCACCATATGTGGGTATCTGTCGAATAATCTTAATAGTTCTGAAAACCGAATTTTATCAGAAGGTCTATAATCGTCAATAATTACTGCGGCATGAATATCAGGGTCGTATCCATCCCACCATTCTGTATTATTTTTCGGGTAGGCTCCTGGGTGTAAATCCCATGCCAATTTGGTCTTTCCTTTTCCAGTGGAGCCATGAATCCACGTTACATGTGTCTTGAAGTGACGATTTTCGGTTCTCAAGGATTTCAATGTTTTGATGCCTTTGTTGTACATAATGAATTGTTTTGGAAATTCCTCGGCTACATCAGAGATTGAGTTGCCTGAAAATATAGCGTCTGCGACTTGGTGTAAATCCGTGCGTGCACGCTCTTGATATGGTTTACGTTCCCCGAAAGTCCAGGGGCCTTCTAAGCGGGTATCTTCTTTTGAACAATAATCGATGGCTTGCTGTTGCGAGCCTCGCCTGCGTTCTACGCCAGACACGTTAACATCGGTCCGGAGTGCCTTGGTAAATTGCTTTACGGTAAGTTGCCTTTTCGTTTCAGCGTAGCCCTGGAGATGAACTCGTCCAGTGCTCGGACATGCTTCCTTCTGGAAGATGACGAATTGAAGATCGGTCATATCAGGTTCAGGAATTTTCTCGGAAAAAATTGTAAACATTGTGTTAGATGGGCACTTCATGGTTCTAGTTATTTTAGGTAAATAAAAAAAAAAACTGGATATGTTGTCTAATATCTAGCAGAGCTGGGTAATAATGCGCCAGCTCTCTGGTAGATTTTTTGGCCTGCCGGCGGCAAAAAAAAATTTACTTTGGCCTTCGGCCAATTTTAGTAGATTCGCCCTTGTGGTCGGATTCGTCTTTTGTGGACGTTGG